CACCATGTACCGCGAGTTCCAGAAGACCGTGGGCGAGATGGTGACGGAGTTCGGCCGCGACAAGTGCAGCACCAGCGTACAAAACCTTTGGGACCGGGGCAGCCTGGACCAGTGGATCACCATCGTGCATGCCATCGAGCCGCGCACCGACCGCGACACCAGCAAGCGCGACAGTTTGAACATGGCTTTCAAGTCGGTGTACTTCGAGATCAACGGCAACAAAGACGTCTACCTGAGTGAGTCAGGCTTTAAGAACTTTCCTGCATTGGCTGCGCGTTGGGCCACCAGCGGCGGCGACATCTACGGCAACAGCCCGGCGATGGACGCGCTGGGCGACATCAAGCAGCTGCAACACGAGCAGATGCGCAAAGCCCAGGGCATTGACTACCTGACCAAGCCACCGCTGCAAGTACCGGCCAGCATGAAGGGCCGCGACGTGGACACGCTGCCGGGCGGCATCACCTTCGTGGACCAAGCCGGTCCAGCTGGTGGCATTCGCACGGCATTCGATGCGCGCATTGATCTGTCCCATCTGCTGGGTGACATCCAGGACGTGCGCGGCCGCATTCGGGGCGCCTTCAGCGCAGATCTTTTCTTGATGCTGGCCAACGGCACCAACAGCGCGATGACCGCGACTGAGGTGGCCGAGCGGCATGAAGAAAAGATGCTGATGCTGGGGCCGGTGGTGGAGCGCTTGCACTCGGAGATGCTGGACCCGCTGATCGAGACGACCTTTGAGCACATGCTGGCTGCCGGCATCGTGCCACCCGCACCGCCTGAGCTGGCGGGCATGGACCTGAACGTGACCTATGTCTCGATGCTGGCCCAAGCGCAGCGCGCTATTGCCACCAACGGGGTGGACCGCTTCGTCGGCAACCTGGGCCAGATCGCCAGCTTCAAGCCGGACGTGCTGGACAAGTTCGACAGCGATGTCTGGGCCGACAAGTACAGCGACATGCTGGGCGTGGACCCTGAGCTGATCGTGGCGGGTGACAAGGTCGCGCTGATTCGTCAGCAACGTGCCCAGGCACAGCAGCAAGCCCAGCAGGCCGCGCAGATGGAACAAATGGCGGGCGCTGCCGGCAAGCTGGGCGGCGTGCAGACGCCTACCGGCAACGCGGGCAACGACGTCATGCAGGCCTTCTCTGGCTACACCACTTCATAAGGCACTAGATGAGCACGCTTGTCGCCGAAGACCTGAACGACTTTACGAACCAGTACAACACCACGCTGACGCCAGAAGACGAGACGGCTTATCAGAAGTGGGCGAAGGACAACGGCAAAGAAAAAGACGTTTACGACTACGACATGCGCGGATTCTGGAAGGCCGACCAACAGTTCTCTGATAACGGTCATGGAAGTGATGAGCACAAGAAGCCAAACCACCCAACCTTCAGCGACCAAAGCAAGTACAGCACCGCTGAGTTGCAGGGCGGGACCTGGGGCAAGGAAGACGGCAAGGACACATTCACTCCGTCAGCTCAAAACCTCAAGAACATGAGCGCGGACCAGCTGAAAACCTACTTTGCCAAGGTCGAGCCGGATGTCATCTTGAAGCTGCCCGAATCAACTGCCAAAACACTTTACCCAAACGACAACTAGGACACCCGCATGGCCGACATGAACATCAAGAGCGACGACACGGCCATGGCTATGTCGGAATACAACTGCTGCCCGACGATCTACCTGAACGATGACCAATGCGAGGCGCTGGGCATCACGACGGCACCGGCGCCTGGCACGGTCTACATGCTCAAGGTGCGCGCAGTGGCCACACGGGTGACCGCTGAAGTCGAGGAGGCTGACGAGGTCAAAGCTGAAGGCAACAAGCCGGACATCAGCCTGTGCTTGCAGCTGTCCGACATCGAGATCATGCAGGGCGGCGGCCAGGACACGGCGGCCATGCTCTACGGCGACTGACCTGCGGCGATTGGCCTGCTGGTGGGTGGTGCGCGTAACACGCAGACCCGCCTTTAATCTCGCTTCGTGAACCACTACGACCCACTCGATATTGACAGCCAGGACAAGGTCCGTGCCGTGCGTGCAACGCGCGAACAGCTGGCCGACCAGGCTGATATTGATGACGTCAAGTGGCTGATGTCTTCTAAGCGCGGTCGGCGCATTCTGTGGCGCACGCTGGAGCGGGGTGAGGTTTTCAAACTCTCATTCAACACCAACAGCATGTCCATGGCGTTCGCCGAAGGACGTAAGAACGAGGGTCTTCGGACCCTGGCTCTGATCCATTCCGCCAGCCCCGACCTTTACTCAACCATGATGAAAGAGTCACGCGAATGACTACCGAATCCCTTATGACTGACGGTGCCCAAACCACACCCGCCGCCACGTCGTCCCCCGCATCGACATCAACCCCAAGCGCCCCCGCGACGCTTGCGGCTGATGCCGCTGCAACCCAGCAGGCACCTACCGAACTGGCAGCGGCTAACCCCGAAGTCAAGACGGACGAGCCGGCAGCACCACCTGAGAGGGTGGCGCCTGAGTCGTACGAGTTCACTGCGCCGGAAGGTACGCAGATGGACGAGGGCGCGCTCAGTGACTTCTCGGCCTTGGCCAAAGATCTCAAGCTGACCCAGGTGGAAGCGCAAACCGTGATCGACAAGATGGCGCCTGCAATGCAAGCCCGTCAAGCCGACGCCATCCAAAAGGCTTCAGACGCCTGGGCGGCGAGTGCATCGAGCGACAAGGAATACGGCGGCGACAAGCTGACCGACTCACTGTCGTCCGCTAAGAAAGCGCTCGACGCTTTCGGCACGCCCGAGCTGCGCACGCTGCTGAACGACTCACGGCTTGGCAACCACCCGGAGGTTATTCGCCTCCTGGTGCGCGCCGGCAAAGCAATTAGCGAGGACCGCATGGTCACTGGTGGCGCAGGTCCGGCAACGGCCAGCACCAACACGGCCAAGTCCCTCTACCCCAATCAGTCTTAAAGGAAAATTACCATGGCTACTCTTGCATCTGGCGCTCTCACTCTGGCCGACTGGGCCAAACGTCTCGACCCTAACGGCCAAGTGCCTAAAGTGGCCGAGCTCTTGTCGCAAACCAACGAGATCCTTGAGGACGCTGTCTTCATGGAAGGCAACTTGCCAACCGGTCACCGCCTGACCATCCGCACCGGCTTGCCACAAGTCTTCTACCGCATGATTAACCAGGGCGTGCCGACTTCCAAGTCCACCACCACCCAGATTGATGAAGCCTGCGGTATCTTGGAAGCCCGTAGCCACATCGACGTCGAGCTGGCTAAGCTCAACGGCAACACTGCCGCCTTCCGCTTGTCGGAAGACCAGGCCTTCATCGAAGCGATGAACCAAACCATGGCCGGCGCCATGTTCTACGGCAACCCAGCCACTGACCCACGTCAGTTCTTGGGCCTGCAAACCCGCTACAGCTCGCTGACGGCTGGCAACGGCGCCAACATCATTGATGCGGGTGGTACGGGCTCGAACAACGCTTCGATCTACCTGGTTGTTTGGGGCGAAAACACGGTTTTCTGCCCATTTCCAAAGGGTACAAAAGCCGGTTTGATGCACCAGGACCTGGGCGAAGAGTCGGTGCCTGACAGCAACAACAACTTCTTCCAAGCAATGCGTGCGTTGTACCAGTGGAAGAACGGCGTCGCAGTCAAAGACTGGCGCTATGTTGTGCGTATTGCCAACATCAACGTCACCGACTTGACTGGCCAGTCCACGACTCAGTCGTCTACTGCCGCGACGCAGATCATCAACTTGATGAGCCGCTCGCTGGACCGTGTGCCTAACTTGTCCATGGGCCGTGCTTGCTTCTACGCTAACCGCACCGTTTACTCGATGCTGCGCGTCGCTGCACTGAACAAGTCCAACGCAGCTTTGAGCATCGAAGCCGCATTGACCCAGTTCGGTACGCCTTACGCGCTGACGAAGTTCATGGGTGTGCCACTGCGCAAAGTGGACCAGCTCTTGAACACCGAAAGCCGCGTGGTCTAAAGCAAACCGGGGCTTCGGCCCCTGTTTCACACCCCCAACATTTTTAGGAAAACATCATGATCCTCGACAACTTCTCCTTCCTCTCCGGCGCCGTCTCGGCTGCGGGCGCATTGACTGGCCAGCTGGTCACGACCAACAGCGCTGTCTCCACCAACACCATGGACCTCGGCCCGCTGACACTCGGCGGCAACCAAGCCGGTGATCTGGGTTCAGGCACTGAGATCAATGTGGCTTTCAGCATCTTGGTGGCGCCTGCTACGGCCACCACGGTTCAGTTCCAGTTGATCCAAGCCGACGACGCAGCGCTGACCAGCAACGTCCAGGTCATCAACCAGACCGACGCCTTCCCAATTGCCTCGCTGCCGGTCGGCACGCTGGTGCCGCTGGGTGTTGACCAGGCTGCACCTTACGCACCGAAGCGTTACCTGGGTGTTCGCTACATCTCCACCGGCACCACGGTCACTGCGCTGTCAGTCACCGCAGCTCTGGTGAAAGATCTCCAATCGGCGAAAAACATCTTCTACCGCTCTGGTTACGCAGTCCTGTAAATGGGCTTGACCGCTCTGGCTCACAAGGCTGGAGCGGTCTTTTTTACTTTCAACTTATCAA